TGCGTTTCTCACGCTTTTGATTGCGTCTAGCAACCATACCCTTTACATCTTTCTTAGTAGAGTGTTTGGTAGCCTCTCCTATTTTATCATTTATTTCAGAAGCAACTATAAGGTCCAAAGACATTAAATGCCTACCGCCCTCTACGGAGTATTTGAGCCATAAATCAGACGGTAAAGTCCCTTTGAAGGCCATGCAAAGGCTCGGTGCAACCATCAGGAACTCAGAAAAGGTACTGCGCCATCTACGTCATCCCCTCTAACGAATTGCAGTATTGTATTGAGTTCTTCAAAAGATAACATATTTACGTCTATATCATCATCGAGAACACATAGAGGAACCCATGTTTCTATTTGCTCTACTACACCGCCACCCATTTCATCTAACAAATCAACAAACTCTTCGTTTTGTTCGTCTGTCCAATCACTAGGGTCGCCAGCATGTCGCATCTTACGGAACGCTTTACCTTGAATATTGGTAATTTTCAACCTTTCCATACCGGAAGCCTGTCTTACCCAAATCTTTTTACCGTCGGTTAATTCTATTTCTTTCTTCATTATTGGCATGATATCACTTCGCTCTACTATACGCCACCTCTTGTAGCGTTAATAAAGATTTCACTCTTCTTCTTCTTTTGCCTTTATTGGCTTTGGCGCTACCTTTTTAGGTACGGCCTTTGGCTTCTCTAGTAATGGAAACCTTCTACAGTAGTAAAGTACCTTGTGTTTTGAGGTCATTCTACTAATGACTTCTAAGTCCTTTTCGGGTATATCTCTACCAAGACTTTTTGCTAATGATAATGGGTCCATCTAAACGCCTCACAGTGCAGAACCTGAAAGACCGCCGCCCTTTGCTTCTATCTTCATGGCTTTGGCTGCACCGCTTGCTGTGCTATCGTAAAGTGCTATGAAATTGACAGACATTGTGTTTGTGTCTCTACCACTTACTGCTGCTTCGGGCGCTTCAAATCTTACATTGTAGAAATAAACCTTAATGTACTCGCTACTATCATTTGCCTCACTTTGTAAGTTAAGAGTGATTGTTGGTGCGGCGTTGGTGTTTGCTGTGTAAGCAAGACCGTCTGCTGCAATCAATGAATCGTAGTCAGGCTCGTCTAATGTTTGGTCGCCGTATAGAACTTGGTTGAACTCGATTGTACCGCTTATTTCCCTTCTCTGCGAAGGAGGAGCGCGGTTATAGGTGTTTGTACCAAGAGCGTAAGCGTTGTCGGTATCTCTATTTAGATTTACCTCAAAGGAAAACGCCTTAACTGCGGCTGATGCAGTAGTGTTATCGCTGTCTGTTCCGTCAGCAAATACTACTGAACCGTTGGCAAAGTAAAGTGCGTCTAAAGCATCTCCGTCAAATGTTGCAGTTTGTAAAGTACCCGTTGAACTTTCAGCCTTACCTACGAAATCAGCAGATAACATAGCGTACTCTCCTACGTTTGCGGAGATACTAAGTCTATTACCAACCATACCTTTGAATGTATGCTCTTTGTCTTCTCTACCTACTTGTATTGTATAGGTGTTGTATGAATGAGAAGATGTAGAAGGTTCATCAAAGGAATGTACTCCTGTGCTAACAGCAGTTACTGGGAAGAATGCGGCAAGAACGTTGCCAGTAAAGTCATCTACCTGTATTGCTGCGTTAAAACCACCTTCTGAGTACTCAGTACCAGTCACTGATTTTGAAACAATATGTCTGCTCATATCTTGTCTTGTTAGCAACTCATATCGGTGCATAAAAGACTCATCATCTACTTCTCCGTAAACTTCTGCCGCGCCACCCGCAGCCGCATTAGTCGTATAGTTAGTACCTTCTTTTACTATCGAAATATATCTATTTAAAAACTCAACCATAGTTTACACCTCTATGTAATTTTACCACAGGTGGGCTGTCTTATTAACATTCTTACCGATGACGCATATCAATTCTACGCATATATGTGAGAGTCAACACGTGTACGCACACAACTTCGTCGTCATCCATTTTACTATCTAAGTCTGCTTGGTAATTGATTATACTGTCCGTAGTGCCTTGTACGCCAGTTTTAGTATACAATTCATCAAATACTTCTCCCACAATATTAAGTCCTTTTCTGTATGCGTTTTCGTAGTTTGTGCCACGCACAGATACAAATACCTTTACATCATAGTTTTGTGTTATCTTAGCGCCGCCCATAGACTCAAACTCAGGAGAAGTTAGTTGTTCTACAATAACGTGTATACTAGGCGAAGGTATTCTATTTACCATCTGAGAAGAAATGTCATACCCATACACGACAGAAGAGTCATCTACCTGCGTCTTTAAGTAAGGTCTAACGGAGTTTTTAATCTGCTCTACGATACCAAGACCCATGCGTGCGAGCGTGTCCTGTGCAAAGTCGGACAAAAGCAACTCATCAGGACCAAAAGCACCGAACTTTGAGTAGTAAACTGCACCCCATTTTACTGACCCGCTAGTGTTGCCCCACACTACACCTGTGGAAGTACTGCTAGAAGCCGTCACAGAGGCGTATACAGCCGTTCCAATGTCGTCATTGATAATCTCATGCGTGTAGAGTTTTGCGTCGCTCCCTGCAAGCGTAAGGCGTAAAATAAGACTAGTTGGCTCTGCTTCTTCTTTAGCCAAATCTAAGTTACTTATTGTTACGGTAGAAGTACCTACTAATTTAAGAGAAGTTTTGCTACCCGTAGACTGTACCTCTACCTTTTTTGAACCATCATCTATTTTCATCAATACTGTTCCGTCGCTTGGTGCAGTAGTATACTCTAAAACTGCCACTAAGGTATTTGCTGTACCTGTAGGCGCTATAGAGTATGCGCCGTTTGTTATAAGCCAATCACCGCCCGATGCAGAACCACTACCCGATGCAGAAGTAAAGTTATCATTGAATGTACCACTAAGAGAGGTAGGGTCGCCTCCTTTCATGCGAGAAGACCAGTATTGTGTTTTAGTTGCTATTGTCATATTATGTCTCCTTAAAGTTTCTCTTTGCTGGGTTGTCAAACACAGAACTAACTAAGTGTGCGAAGAACGGTGAAGTACCATCTTCTGTAATCTTAATTAGGTTTACTCCCCTGCTACCCATAACACCATCTAATCCAAACTCTCCCTCAGAACCCAATGTAAATGAAGCGAACTGGTTTCCTTGTTCTGTTTTTGCTTCGTAGTTCAGCGATTCTGCTATCCTTTCGTAAATATCACCGCTTGCTTTAGTTCTTGGTTTTATTTTACTTTTAAAGTTTCTGCGTTGATTCATTATCTCCCTAGAAGTATCTTGAACTGCCATTTCCATAGCGTCAAACATACCTGTACGCATTATGTCTACAATTTCTTTGTTTATATGGTCATGTAGCGACCTAAATGCAGACTTGTCAAAGTATGCTTTGTGAGTCATAAAAGCATTTTCGTTTTTAGCCATCTTTAGTGCGTTTCTACCACTGTGTTTTACTTTACCTGCTTCAAAGGCTGGCATATTTCTTATCTTATCGTCAACGTCTAGTTTATCTAATTCTTTCTTAACGTTGTCCCTAAACTTTTGAATAGCGCCTATTCTTGGGAAACCCGGATGTAGAAATTGACCTTTCATTGCTACACCTAATCCACACTACCCAAGTGAGCCAATCTTTTTAGATTCATCTCTCCTCGTTCTCTCAGTACTGTGCCTCGCATAGAGCCTTCGGGTCCTGTGGTTTGAAACATACTTTCATCCTCTTGGTAATATGAGGCTGCTAAGTCTGCACATATTTCTCTTAATACGTGAGCGAACTCACCTTCTTGAACTGTCACATCATCAGCGTGGTCAAAAGACAAACCACTGACACCAGTTAGTGTGTTTGTTGATTTACCAGTCCACTTAAAAGAATCGCCGTCTACGTTGCCATTACCTGCGCTACTAAAACCAGTACCACTAGTAAGAACTATAGATGTAGCACCAGCACTTACTGCCCCATCTAGCGTAGTGTCTTTGATGCTTTTACTAGGAACGTCTCTACCGTAATCACGGAAACATTGGTCTATATCTATAGTTGCTCTACGGATTGCACTTATAAGTTTAGTGTTAGCACGTGTTCTTTGTGCCGAATCAAGACCCATTCTTGAGCCGACATCAACTATAGTACAATAATAAACCACTACAAATCACTCCTACAAACCCTGTAAACATTAACAAAAGCATACGCTTCTGCAACTTGTGATACGTCAAGAGTGACTTTTCAATCTTTCCTAAACGATTCATTACGTTTAGACACCAACCATTCCAGTCTTGCTCATTCATTTTATCACATCTGCGTTGAAATACCCATAGCACCAGCGACTATCGCTATAAGTGCAAAAACAATTTTTTGATTATTTCCCATGTAAGATGCTATCAAGCCATTAGTAACTTCTAATTCAGTAGCAACCTGTGCTAAACCAGTTTTCATATCCATATTGGATTGTACCAATTGTTCTATTAATCGTTCATGTCTTTTGGCCGTAGCCTCAAGATTGTCTAATCTAATATCTATTACACCGTTTTTATCAGTCACCATCTTCACCCATACTTGCGTTAAGTCGGGCTATGAGGTCTGCTTTCTTACCTGATACAGCAAGACCCTTTTCCTTTAACATCTCCTTCAACTCAGCAACGTTACGTGATTCAAGAACTTCATCAACGGTTTTTAGTTGGGCTTTCGCCTCGACTGCCTTTTCCTTTACATCATCCATAGAATCAATAATCTCATCAAGAGTTATTTTTCCGTCTGCATTCAGTACCTTATATTTCTTGTACGCCCATGCAGCAATACCGGCAAGAGCCGCTAGTGCCACTAGTACAATTTCTATATCATCAAAAAGCGATGATGATTCGCTCACGCAATCTAAACATTCTTCTATTATCGTTGTGTTATTTCCCTGCATTTTATTCACCTCTGTCGTAAATTATCTGCGTAACAGCCGAGAAAGGAATCACACTAAATGGTTTAGCGGCCCCTACCCGATAAATCTTGTAGCCGTGGGGTGTTTCTTCAATGTTTACATTAGTGTATGATTTTTCGGGTGGATTATACACTATTTTCCCCTTGCGGATAACTCGGTTGTCATCAGACACAGACTACCGATTACCCCAACCATATTTAAGAAGTCGGTATAACTATACCAAGATTCTGTAGCCCCTCAAATTGTTCTATTATATTTTCGTACTCAAAGATATCACAAGTAATCTGTTCGTAAGTATCTCCTATCTCAAACGAATGATAGGTTTTATTAGATACAAAAACAATGTAGCCATTCTTGTCGTACTCTTCTATATACAATTCTACAAATAATTTATGTCCCTCATCATCATGTTCTTTTAGGATAACACTACCTTCTA